CAAGTGATGCCGGATACTCAAGACAAGAGTGATGCCATGGCTGCACTGGAAGGTCTTGACGTAGAGAAGTTCTGGGCTGACAAGGTTACTGACAATGCCCCTACTTGTGATTGTGCTGAATGAACCCCTATCAGAAACTTCTCTCTCGTAAACGTACCTGGACTCCCGTGCAAGTGGAGGCAGGCAAATTCAAGGAAGGGTCCGAAGAAGCTATGCTTCGGGCTCTTGCCCTCCGCAACCTGGAGATCCCCGTTGGTGATTTCATCCAGGGTGCACTGAAGAAAGACTTCCCCATCGAAGCCAAAGAACTTCTTGAGTCCAACATCAAGGACGAAGAGAAGCATGACCTTGCTCTTGACTACATTGCAAAAGCACACAAGCTCCAAGACATCCCCGAAGCAAACGCCATTCAAAAGGCTTGGATCGAAGCGCCAGAGCATCCCGTGCTCAAGGCCATGGTGCTTGAGAGGTCCGTGTTTTTCGTCTTGCTCCCCTTCTTCCGATGGAACGGAGACGCAGGATGTCGCACCGTGAGCGCCGATATTAGCCGAGACGAACAAGTCCACGTAGCGAGTAATAGTCTCGTCTGCAAGGAGCTTGGTATCACTGTGACCAACAACCTGGACAAGCTGCGTAAAGCCACTGTAGCTTGGATCATGCAGCCCCTTGGCTCCAACCCTACCGACCCATACCTTGACCGTGAGTTCTGGTTGAAGCAATCCGACAGCCTTCTGTACAGTGGCAAAGCAGAAGGACTGGTAGCTTCCCGCCGTGCTCGTATGCCCGCCTTCTTTGAGCACTCCAATGTCAATCTTCCTGAGTACGGCTGAATACGATCGGCTGTTAGAAGAGCTAGACGAACTATTCCCTGACACCTTCCCTGACTACACGTTGTCTGAAAAAGATATTGCCTATCGTGCTGGTCAGGTGTCGGTCGTTAGATTTTTAAGAGAAAAATTATCCCAGGATTAACTATGTGTTTCGGTGGATCTAGTCCCAAACGTGCCCCTACTCCCCCGCCGCCAACTCCGGCTCCCCCTCCGGCTCCCGTTCAAAAACTTAAACCGACCAAGCCTCAAGCCCCGACCCCTGTTCCTGAGCAAACTCAACAGGAAAAACCAACTCTGAAAAAGAAAGAGACTGGTTCTAAAAAGCGTGAGCGCATGAAGACTGGCACTGCATCTCTGCAGACTGCTCCAGGTCAAGGTCTTAACATTGGTGGTGGTACTCCCTGATGAAAAGCGCACGGCAACGGTATCATGAACTGACCAGTGGCCGTACTGCCTTTCTCGACATTGCACTTGAGTGCTCTAAGCTTACGATCCCTACTCTGCTGATGCATGAGGAGACTACAACCGATCACACTCGGTTCAAGACTCCTTGGCAATCGGTAGGTGCAAAGGGAGTTGTGACCCTGGCATCTAAACTGATGCTAGGTCTGCTCCCTCCTTCTACCTCGTTCTTCAAGCTCCAGCTGGATGACTCCAAGCTCGGAGTGGAGATCCCTGCTGAAGCAAAGAGTGAGTTGGACCTAAGCTTTGCAAAGATCGAACGTATGATCATGGAAAGCATTGCTGCTTCTACTGATCGTGTTCAGATCTTCTCTGCAATCAAGCATCTGGTGGTCACTGGTAACGCCCTTCTCTACATGAGCAAGGACGGTATGAAGATGTACCCCATGAATCGCTACGTTGTAGAGCGAGATGGCAACGGTAACCTCACTGAGATTGTCACACGAGAACGTGTGAATCGTAGTCTGCTGGGTCCTGAGTTTGAGAACCCCAAGCAGATGTCTGTTGTTGACTCTAGTGTCGGCAGCAAGTTTGAAAAAGACGTGGATGTTTACACCTGCGTCAAGCTGACCTCCAAGGGTTGGTCCTGGTATCAGGAAGCTGATGACAAGATCCTCCCTGACAGTTACGGTAAAGCTCCAAAGGACAAGAGCCCTTGGCTCCCTCTCCGCTTTGTAACTGTTGACGGTGAAGACTATGGACGTGGACGAGTCGAGGAGTTCCTCGGTGACCTCAAGTCTTTGGAAGCTCTGATGAAAGCTCTCGTTGAGGGCAGCGCAGCAGCAGCCAAGGTAATCTTCACAGTTTCACCTAGCTCTGTAACCAAGCCTGCCTCTCTGGCTAACGCTGGTAATGGTGCTATCATTCAAGGTCGCCCCGATGACATCGGGGTGATCCAAGTTGGCAAGACTGCGGACTTCCGTACTGCATTCGAGCTAGCCAATACTCTGGAGAAACGTCTGTCTGAGGCGTTCCTTATCCTCAACGTGAGGCAGAGTGAGCGGACTACTGCTGAAGAAGTTCGCATGACTCAGATGGAACTGGAACAACAACTGGGTGGACTGTTTAGTCTGCTGACTGTTGAGTTCCTGATTCCCTATCTCAACAGGAAGATGCTGGACCTGACCAAGTCTAAGCAGATCCCATCCCTGCCCAAAGGTCTGGTTCATCCGACTATTGTTGCAGGTATCAATGCGCTTGGCCGTGGTCAAGACCGTGAGTCTTTGATTCAGTTTGTGACTACCATTGCACAAACCATGGGACCACAGGCTATTGCTCAGTTCCTGAACCCTGACGAAGCTATCAAGCGTCTTGCTGCTGCTCAAGGTATCGACATCCTCAACCTTGTCAAAGGTATGGAACAGATCGAAGCAGATAAGCAACAAGCTATGCAGCAACAGATGCAGGCATCCCTGGTTCAGCAAGCTGGTCAGTTTGCATCCGCCCCTGCTATGGATCCATCTAAGAATCCTGAAGCGATTGAAGGCATCCAAGCTGCTACCCAAGCAATGTTTGGTCAACAACAACAACCCCCCGCTCAACCCCCTAGCTAGCACCTATGGCTATTAACCTTTCTTACGATCCATCTGACGATCCCGAAGCTATTGCAGCTCGCGAAGCTGAGGAGCAGGACAGTCTTGAAGTTGGTGAGAAGATGCTCCAAGAGCAGGAAGAACTTCTTGCTGGTAAGTACAAGAATGCTGAAGAGCTGGAGAAAGCTTATGTAGAACTCCAGCAACGCCTCGGACGTGGGGACGAAGATGATAGTGGAGAAGCAGAGGTAGAAGAAGAAGCAGAAGAATCCACGGAAGGCGACTACGAACGCTATGATGAAGAAGGCTACGTTAACTTTGACGCAGTCGCTGAGGCATACGGTGATAACCTCGCTGATGTGTTCTCAGAAAATGGCATCGATCCGTGGGCTATGAACGATCACTTCTATGAGAACGACGGCACTCTTACTCCTGAGATGTATGACGAACTCAATGAAGCTGGCTTCTCCGACGAAACTATTGATGCTTATCTTGGTGGCCTTCGCAACCAGCTAGGCTATGATGATGCAGAGGCTACCCTTCCCGAAAGCGCAATCTCTGACATCAAGAACATTGCTGGTGGCGAGCAAGGCTACGCTGACGTTGTGCAGTGGGCAAGTGAGAACCTGCCTGAGGCTGACATCGAAGCTTTTGATGAAGTCATCAACACTGCCAATGAAGCAGCCGTCCGGTTTGCTGTAAAGGCTCTGGTCGGTCAGTACGAGGACGCAGTGGGTCGCACCCCTGACCTCGTTACTGGTAAGCAGTCCTCTACTGGACAGGCTTACCGCAGCATGGCTGAGGTTGTCCGCGATATGTCGGATCCTCGCTATGATCAAGACGATGCATATCGTATGGATGTGCAGCGCAAACTCGAACGCTCTAACCTCAAAGTATGAACAACGTCTACGAAACCCACTGGGAAAAGGCAGAACGCCTCAACGGACGCCTGGCTATGCTAGGCTTCGTTGCAGCCGTCGGCGCATACTTCACCACTGGTCAATTCATTCCCGGTATTTGGTAATGCGTAAGTACGCTTCAAAACCTAAAAACAAAAAAGGTAAGATCAAAGGCGTCGATGGCAAAGCTTGCTGGAAAGGGTACAAGTACGCTGGTACCAAGAACGGCAAGGACAAATGTGTCAAAGCTTAATTCACTTCTAACTATGAAATCTTTTATTATTGCAAGTCTCCTGCTCGGCACCGCTGGTGCTGCACAAGCAGGCCCCTACGCGAACGTGGAAGCTAACTCTGGCTTCACCGGTTCTGACTACACCGGTACCGCTACGGACGTTCACGTCGGCTACGAAGGTGCCAACTGGTATGTCCAGGGTGGTCCTACCCTGCTGGCTCCTGATGCTGCTGATGGCGACGTTGAGCTGTCTGGTAAAGCAGGTGGTTCCTACGCTGTGACTGACGCTCTGTCTGTCTACGGCGAAGTCTCCTTCATCACTGGTGATGACGACAATGGCTACGGAACCAAAGTCGGAGCAAAGTACAACTTCTGATCGGAAGGAGTACTGGGCAAAACGTTACCGCGAACGACGGGACTACATAACTAAATATAAGATGGACCGTGGGTGTGAGCTTTGTGGATACAAGGCTCACCCTGCGGCTTTAACGTTTGATCACTTAGACCCTGCAGATAAGGCATTCAATTTGAGTGATCATACGAATCGCAGTTGGCAAAAGATTATGGATGAGATAGAAAAGTGCAGGGTAATCTGCGCCAACTGTCATAACATACATACTCATGACAGCGATTACTTCTCTGAGAGGTCAGACGAGTAACTGGGAGCAGTTCTGTTCCTGGGTTACCTCTACAAACAATCGTCTATACGTAGGCTGGTTTGGTATCCTGATGATTCCTACCTTACTGGCAGCCACAACCTGTTTTATTATCGCCTTCATTGGCGCACCACCTGTTGACATCGATGGAATCCGTGAACCCGTTGCAGGCTCCCTCCTCTATGGAAACAACATCATATCGGGAGCCGTCGTTCCGAGCAGCAATGCCATCGGACTTCACTTCTACCCAATTTGGGAAGCTGCTACACTTGATGAATGGCTCTACAACGGGGGTCCATTCCAGCTTGTCGTTTTCCACTTCCTCATTGGTATCTATTCTTACATGGGACGAGAGTGGGAACTTAGCTATCGACTAGGTATGCGCCCCTGGATCTTCGTCGCTTACTCTGCACCTGTTGCAGCAGCGAGTGCCGTGTTTCTGGTGTATCCCTTCGGACAAGGATCCTTCTCTGACGCAATGCCATTGGGCATCTCAGGTACTTTCAACTATATGTTTGTCTTCCAGGCAGAGCATAACATCCTTATGCATCCATTCCATATGCTGGGAGTTGCTGGAGTCTTCGGTGGCTCTCTATTCTCTGCTATGCATGGTAGTCTGGTTACCTCCTCACTTATCCGTGAGACTACTGAAGAGGTAAGTCAGAACTATGGTTATAAGTTTGGTCAAGAAGAAGAGACCTATAACATCGTAGCTGCTCATGGCTACTTTGGTCGCCTGATTTTCCAATATGCATCTTTCAACAACTCTC